CTATAAATTTATTTGGATTCGCCTTTCGCTCCTCCAAAGGTTACACGACTTTTCCGACTATTAGTAATCGGCATTGAAGGATGTTGCTCCTTCATTAAGTCCTGATCAACAGCAGTCATTTGTTCTCGGGACCGGCTCCCGTAATACTCGTTTCTTTCTCGAGCTGTTTCTTCAGGTATTCGACACAACATCAAACCACCTTGTCCTATGACACCTTGATATTTACCAGAGTCAATAACAGGTATCTCATAGTCTGGATATTCGTCAGCACGGACAGGTTCCCATCCTTCACGTAGTTTAGCATGAACATTCATTTTGTCTTCTTCTCCACGCATTGCAACTCTTATCCAACGATGCACATAACCTTGTGGTGGGTTAGGTGCTTCAAGCATTTGAGGCGGTGTCCAAGGTTTTCTGCGAGTTTCTTTTTCTCGAGTTTCGCTATTTCTAGCTGATCTTTGTTCGGTCATATCTAATCCTTCACATGTTTAGCATATTGTTCAGGTGTTAATCCAAGCTTTTTAGCTATTGCAACTTGTGATGGCGTTAGCCTAACCACCCTGCGCCCCTGTTTATTACTGCGAGATGCGGAATTACCAGCAGAAGCGACCTGTGTAGTTCCATTCGTTTTCTTTGGCGTTGAGAATTTATGAGGAAATTCTAAACGTATTCTTTTATCTATTTCATTATAGTACTCTTCTGACTGTGCGTCAAACCCTTCTTCATTTGTAAGAATATTATGTAAGGTAAACGCAGCTGTAGTCATAATTTTATCATTACCAAACCAGTCATTGTCAGAAGCCCACTTTTGCGCTCTTGGATCTGGTTGTGCTTGAGTTTGAGTTTGCGCTTGAGTCTGGGTTTGTTGTTCTGTTTGTTGAGGTTGTTTTGCTTGCTGCTCCAACCTAACTTTAGCTGTATTATACTTTTGTTGTTCAACTGCAACACCCGCCAACATTTTATTAGCTTCAGACATTTTGTCTGCATCACCAGCTTCATAAGCTTCTTTGTATAACCTTTTAGCTTGCTCTTCTTGAGCTGCCAGACGAGTTCCATACTCTGTAACAAATCCAGAGTCTAGAGCTTGAACTCTCGTTTTTAGCTTTTGATTCTCTTCAATAAGTTTTTGAGAAAGAGTAACAGCTTCGTTCTTATCTCTTTCTTCCTGTCTATATTTTTCAGTTAATTTTTTTATTCTAGCTTGAACACCTTTACTGTATTGCTCTAACTCTTCTTCTTTACCTTTAGTTTCTTCTGTTACAGTTTCTGCTTTTGGTTGTTCTTCAGTTTCTGCCTGAACCTCAGTCTCGACCTCAGTCTCGACCTCAGTTTCAACTTCTTCTTTTTCTTTTACTTCTTGCTCTTCTGCCATAATTTATCCTTTACACACTTACAACATCATCTGGATTAATAATTGTTGCAATGACTTCATCGTCATTAATGATTCGAACTTCGCCGCCATCTATTTTAAAACGAGATCCAGAGTATCTTCCAATGCAAACCCATTGTTTTTCTCGACACCAAGGTTTACTACCAAATTTTTCTTTGTCCATATAAGCTACGGGACCAACTTTTAAAACATAGGCAACAACAGTAGCCAACGCTTCTCGTTCTCTAATCTCATCTGGAACGAAAAGTCCTCCAGAAGTTTTAGCTTTGCCTTGGTATGGCATAACAAGAACACGCCAACCAGTTGGTTGAGGTAATCTATCAAGTAAGGATTTATCTAGAAGTGAAGGGTCTAACACCCTGTTTCCAGGTTCGACATACGCTTTGTCTACAG